CGATTTTGAAAATGAACATCAATATTCTGTCTCAATCCAACAACATGTAAAACTGCTACTCCAATAATAGCTCTTATTCGCGATGTTTTATCTCTAAGAAACTCCTTCATGTTATTCAATGTATCAGAAAAATCCTGATCATTCAAACAAGAAATAGTTTCTATAAAAGACTGAATTTTATTTCGAACTAATTCACTACATGCTGAAAAATACGAAGAAACTGCTGTCCAATAATTGTTTGCACTAATTGTTATGTAAGCTGATAAATCTGATATAATGGGAATATCATCTAATTCGTCAAGATTATCAGTACTCATAAACACATTGCGTAAATTTTCTGGTTGAGTTTGATTAGTATCTTCAGCTGGAATATCACGGACTAAAGCATCAACGCGCTCTCGTAACACTTCAAAATATCTTAACAAATTCTCCGGCACCCTATTTTTAATCTCTTCAACATTGACCTGTTGTTGTAATCTCCGTTCATTGATCATAAATGCTGCATAATGTTCAAGATATCTACTGGCGATCATGGTTACTAATTTTTCATATGTAACTGGGGTACCTGAAACATCTTGACTATCAACAGTATTTGATTGCTTCAATGTCAGTTTCCATCGTGATTTATCAATTTGAGGAATTGCATCATTTTCTAGACGAGAAGAAGGTTCTAAATCAACGTGAATCACAAAGTGTCTTCGTCTCAACACTGCTCCTACATCTGCAGCACTCTTCTCCATATCATGTGTAAACCCTTTATTACTAGTATATATACAGAATGGTGAAGAAAAGAAGGTATTTGCTTTTTTCTCAAGGGCTGCCATTGGTAACGGACTGGGAGCACAATTTATAACCTTAATCATATCTCCTATCATTTCTTCCCACAAGTCTTGTGACTTTATGGATCCCCAATCGTCAAAAAGACAAACTCGCTGACCACAATAATTTTCCCAATATTGATCACTAGGATTACGAGTGAAAACGTCTACATCAGTAAATTTTGGAAAATTTAGCAATGCAAACACATCTCTCATTAAATCCTTGTACAAATGACTCTTACCCTTCTTTGGGGGTCCAATGAGCCATATACTAACGGGTTCTGGTTTTTGACGCGATGTTGACCTATGACACCCTGCTACATTCTTCAAGGATTCCAACTGTCTCGTAATAAACGATAAAGTCTTCTGAACTGGGGCACTAACTTTAGTCTTAAGATCTGTATTCATAGCTGTACACTCTTCCCATAAGCGTTGAATTTCTAAACTGATGGCTGGTGATGCCACTAAATTATCTTCTTCAAATTTCGCAATTATGTTCCGAGCTTCAGTCAAAGTTCTTTTATATTTCTCTCCATATGTCCTAGCTAATACTACGTCCTCGTAGGTTGTTCCTTGCCACCATGCTAACACATGACACACAACCCATTCTATTATCTTTGGGAAAATTTCAAAAGCTGTTTTAAGACCTTGTAAACCTTTCATAAAATTCACAAATCTTTTAGCATAATCATCTCCCTTCTTCAAAAATTCAGGGCTACTAAACGGCATCCATGACCATACCATACCAAACAAGGCAAATAATGGATTGTTTTCTGAAATATCCCCAACTATATCTTCCAAAGAATTCTCGGGTTGAATTTCATCATTTAACACTCCAAGTTGATTAAAAGATACTTCTCCATTAATCCATTGATAGACCCAAGTTAATGCGTGTTTAATTTTATCCAGTGTCATATGACCACATCCAGCTAACTTTGTCAAAATTTCTCCTGCTCCTGAAAAAATATTATGCCTCTGAGCATAATAACTAGCAACTTGTTGAGATACTACGACAAAGAAAGCTTCTAATGATTGTGTTTTGGCAACATAAAAAGTAGATATTCCTATATAACCAACAGCAAGCAACTTATTTAAAATAGAAGGGGCTTCATTCTCGGCTCCTGTGGATGTACTTGGTATTAATGAACTCAATGATTCTACTGCATCCACCACTGCTGGTGGTAAAGTAATATTATGATCTACTTTAAAAGTTGGCATAGACAATCCTAGGAATTCTGGATATATTTCTGTATCATCGGGTTCCATGCAATTACAGAAGTTCACTCCATTATCATCAGCTCCTGAACACTCTGACTGAAAATCAAACGACATCTTTTGCTCCATCACATATTTCCTTACTGTTGCACAAATTTTAAATCCATACGTTCTTCCGGCAAAGAAGGTATAAAACAATTTGGCATCACTTACGGAAATATTTTTCCGATTCAGTAAATCCAAAATTTGATTTGAAATTCTCTTATGTTCTTGGATAGATAATTTCCAGAAATCTTTCGCATAATTGTATATTTCTGAATTAGAGAATTTCTTATGTTTGAGTTGAATGATAAACCACGACTTTGAAACGGATATCATTGAATATAACGTTGACTCTGGCTCAAAATCATCGGTAAAAGATTCTTCTGACGATGAATCTCCCACATTTGTGGTCTCTTCATTCAACTGAATAATGTTGCGCAGAATGGGATAATCCTCAAAAACATTAGCATCAGCCAAGTTTATGTAATCATCCGATTCTGAATAAATAAATTGAGGTTCTGAACATATAGTATTAACATTTTGCAAAGACATATCAGTTAATAATAAATGCTCAAAACTGTTTAAATCTAACCTAATTGACATACATGTACCTTCTTTAATAAAATCAAAACCACATACATGATCAAAAGGGCTATTCCCTTTTCTAACATAAATATCAAAATCATCAACAAGATGATTAAAATTTAATCTAATAAATTCATCATAAGGATGTAAACAAGTCATTTCATTAACACGAAAACCATCATGTA